TATCAGGCTCAACTGGTCTTAACGAAATTGAAGATGCAAATATTTCTAAAAAGACTTTATTAGGATCTTAGTAATATGGGTGGAAATAGCGGATCAAGTGGAAATAATGGTAATGTGAAGCATCATTCTTCACCGATAGTTTCAGCAAAACCTAAAAAATCTATTTTAGACTACTCACCTACTTATCAAATAGTTAAAGCAATCGGTACAGCTATTAAAAATGTTGGTACTGGAAATAAAACAGTTAAGAGTGGTGATACTTATAGCGGTAAAACAAAGTATGGCTATAACGAAAGATCTGAAAAATCTAATTACGTTAGTCGATCACCTTTAGCAAATAGAAATGGTGGAGATGGAAATAATGTTAATCAATCTAATATTAAATCTGAAGTCCAACCTAAAGTAGCTTCTCAAATGGATGCTGTTAAACCTAAGATAATTCCTGATGGTCCAACAACAATTGAGATGACTAATGAAGATCAAAAATTAACGACAAAAAGAAAAGGAAGAAAAAGTACAATTTTAACTTCTGTTACTGGAGATAATACTAAAGCAACTCTAAGCAAAAAAACTTTATTAGGATAATATGCAATCACAAGAATTGAGAGATTTAGCTCGTAAGCTAAAAGATAGTCTATCTAGGCTACAAGAAAAAAGACGTAACTGGGAAAGCCATTGGCAAGAAGTTGCGGATTATATGTTACCTAGAAAAGCAGAAATCACAAAAGAAAGATCACGAGGCGATAAAAGATCAACAGCAATATTTGACGCAAGCGCCATTCACGCTCTTGAACTTTTGGCAGCATCTCTGCATGGCATGCTTACATCATCTGCAAATAGATGGTTCTCATTAAGATTTAAAGAAACATCTTTGAATGAAAATGACGAAGCTAAAGAATGGTTAGACGATGCAACGGACCGTATGTACAACGCCTTTGCTCGTTCTAACTTTCAGCAAGAGATATTTGAGTGTTATCATGACTTGATAGCATTTGGCACAGCTTGTTTATTAACTGAAGAAGATGAGAATGACGTAGTTCGATTTTCAGCAAGACATATAAAAGAAGTTTATATCCAAGAAAACAAAAAAGGTATTGTTGATTGTTTATATAGACGTTTCAAAATGACTGCAGAAGCAGCAGTAGATAAATTTGGAATAGATAATGTTTCAAGAGAAACTCAAAATACTTTTAGAAAAACTCCATTCGATGAAATCGAGTTGGTGCATGTTGTAAAACCAAGATCTGTTTATGATGATAAGAAAAAAGATAAACAGAATATGCCATTCCATAGCATTTATTTTGAATATGGATCTGGACATATAATTGTACAAGGTGGTTTTAAAGAACATCCTTATACAATACCTAGATATTTAAAATCATCGACAGAAGTTTATGGTCGTTCACCAGGTATGAATGCTTTAAGTGAAACTAAAGTATTAAACAAAATGGTTGAACATGCTTTAAAAGCAGCAGCTAAACAAATCGATCCACCTTTATTAGTACCAGATAGTTCAATGTTAGCGCCAATAAGAATGTCGCCTGGATCTATTAATTATTTTAGATCTGGATCAAGAGATAGAATTGAACCATTAAATATTAATCAAAATACAACAGTTACTTTAAATTCTGAAAATCAAAGAAGAGAAGCAATTGCTAAAATGTTTCATGTAGATCAGTTAATTCAACAATCAGATCATTCGATGACTGCTACAGAAGTTCTACAAAGACAGGAAGAAAAAATGAGAATTTTAGGTCCTGTGCTTGGCAGACTTCAATCTGAATTATTAGAGCCAATGATAACAAGAGTATTTAACATTATGTTAAGAAACCAACTCTTCTTACCTGCTCCAGAAATTTTAACGCAACAAGAATTACAAATTGAATATGTATCTCCGATGGCTTTAGCTCAAAGATCTCAAGAGCTTCAAAGTATCATGAGAGGTTTAGAATTATTTGGATCATTAGCTCAAACAATGCCAGTTATGGATTACGTTGATGAGAATGGTTTAGTCAAACAAATTTCAAAAATTTTAGGATTACCAGCAAAACTTATTCGTTCAGATAGTGAAGTAGAACAAATAAGAGCTGATCGACAAGCTCAACAACAACAACAAATGGATATGCAACAAGCTGTACAAGAAAGCCAGGTTGCTAAAAATGCTGCTCCTGCAGCTAAGGTATTATTAGATGGCGCAGAACAACCTCAATAAAGAATTTGAACAATTAAAAAAAGATTACAAAATTATTCTTGGCGGAGATGAAGGTCAAAGAATATTAAACGATCTTAAAATAAGATTTCACGAATTTACTACGACACACCAAAAAGGTGATGCACACGAAACTGCTTTCTTGGAAGGACAAAGATCAGTCCTGAATTTTATTAAAGCAATGTTTAATTCCAAACCATAGGAGAAAAAATGGATAATCAGACAACTGAACCACAAGTTCAATCTGATACTACACAAGCGGTATCAGAACAATCGCAACCGACAACTCTGGCAGAGCCAGTTGTTGCCACACAACCAAAAGAGAATACAGCAGATTTTAAATCTCTTATTCCTGAAGATTTCAAAGATGAAAAATCTTTAGAAAACTTTAATAGCATGGAGGATTTAGTTAAGAGTTATCTACATGCGCAAAAATTAGTGGGAGCAGATAAAATTCCTGTTCCTAATAAGTTTGCAACCGATGAAGATTGGAAAGAAGTCTTTTCAAGATTAGGTGCGCCTGAAACTCCAGAGGATTATAAATATTCCTTTAAGGATGATGAGATTGATCCTAATCAATTAAAGACTTTTAACGAAACTGCTCATAAATTAGGATTACTTCCTAAACAAGCAGAAGCCTTAGTTAAGTATTATAATGATCTTGGCAAAGGACAATCGGAACAACTTGAAGCTCAAGCAGAAGAAGCTCAGCAAAAAACAGAAGCTGATCTTAAAAAAGAGTTTGGTTCACAATTTAATAAAAGATTGGATCAAGCTAAACGACTTGCTGTTGGAACTTTAGGAGAAGAATTTTTAAATAATACTGTTCTTAAAGATGGATCTCGATTAGGAGATAATGCTCAAGTTATTAAAGCTTTCTCACACCTAGCAGATAAATTATCTGAAGATGAGATAGTTCAAGGCGAAGGTCATGACTATCAAACTGTTAGTGATATTGAAAAACAAATTTCTGAATTAACACAGGAAGGATCTGCTTACTGGAAAAACCAGCATCCAAATCATAATAAAGCAGTTCAAGAAGTGTTAAAACTTAGAGAAATGTTACATGGCTAATGAAGAATTAAAGCCATTAACCGAAGATGAAATACGATTAGAATGTCTTAAGCTTTCGGTAGAATTTGGACCAGAAGTTCAAAGGCAAGATCCTTTGCTTATTGCAGAGAAGTATTATTCCTGGGTAAAAAAAATTCATAAGAGAAAATCTAAATAGACCTCTTAAGATAAAGTCGAATTGCAGACTATAAATGTAAAGATAAGATCTCTCATTCGAGAGGCAATCAAATCGATCAATTAATAACAACCAATAGAAGGAGAACTTATTATGAGTTCACAAATAACAACAGCTTTTGTACAGCAATACAATAATAACGTACAAATGTTGTCACAACAAAAAGGTTCTCTTCTTAGAGGTGCAGTATCGGTGGAAACAATCAATGCTAAAAATGCTTTTTTTGACCAAGTTGGCGTAGCCACAGCGGTTAAGAGAACATCAAGACATGGTGACACTCCACAAATCGATACACCGCACTCACGTAGAAGAGTATCGTTGGTTGATTATGAGTACGCTGACTTAATCGATAATCAAGATAAAGTTAGAACTCTGATCGATCCAACATCATCTTACGCACTTGCTGCTGCTTACGCACTAGGAAGAGCAATGGATGATGAAATTATCGCTGCAGCATCTGGCACAGCTTATACAGGAGAAAGTGGTAGTACATCTACTGTTCTTCCAACAGCTCAAAAGATAACTGAAAGTGGTACAGATGGTTTAACAATTGCAAAATTGAGAACAGCAAAGGAAACGCTGGACAATAGCAATGTAGATCCATCAATCGCTAGACATATCATCGTAGGACCAAGACAGATAACTAATCTTCTTGGAACGACTGAAGTTACGTCAAGTGATTTTAACACGATTAAAGCTTTAGCAAATGGTGAAATAAATTCTTTCTTAGGATTTAATTTCATTACTTCTAATAGACTTTCAATCGCTTCTTCAAAAAGATTATGTTTAGCATTTGCATCTGACGGAATTAAGTTAGCTGTAGGTCAAGACTTAATGACACGAATAGACGAAAGATCTGATAAAGGCTATGCCACTCAGGTTTACGTTTGTGGTTCGTTTTCGGCAACGAGAATGGAAGAAGAAAAAGTAGTAACAATCCAAGCTCACGAAGCTTAATAGGAGGATAATAGAAATATTATGGCTGTAACAACACAAAAAAGTACAGAGTACACGAACGCTACTGCAACTCCTATTGTCAAAAATAGTACGACTGAGGAACATGGAAAATTAAGAACTATGTTTTTCACTCATGACCAAGATGGAGCTGGAGATGCAAACTCAACTGTTACTTTAGGCAAATTGCCTGCAGGAAGAGTTAGAGTAATAGGAGGTCTTTCAAGATTCTATTGTAATTGGGTAACAGGCTCACAAACAATGGATATTGGCTGGGAAGCATTTACTGCTCAAGACGGAACTACAACTGCGGCTGATGTCGATGGTTTAGTAGACGGTCTTGATGTAGATGCTGTTGGCTACTTCTCAATGGAAGGTAACACAGCAGCTGGAAAGCTGAAAGGTGGTACTTATCTATTTGAAAGTAAAGACGGTGTAGTTATCAACGCTTTAGCAATCGCTGCTTTAGCAGATGGTGACGACCTGGTTGGTTATATAACTTACGTTATAGATTAATCACTAATAGACAAACCAAATAACTTGGCGGCTAATAAAAAGTCGCCAGGTTTTAAAATGAATTTTAATAAAAACATCAATGTTCAAAATCTACGTATTAGTGGGAGTGCTCTGCATTCCGACAATCGAATGTTTCAATTTCATCGAACCAAATCCAAAGCAATACATAAATTTACAAGAATGTTTAGCGGAAGGAAAAACAATGGGTGCTGAGATGTATGCAAGAATGCAAAAAATTAATATACCAGTTCAATTAAAAGTCTGGTGTCAAGAAATTAACCAACATGGAGAATATAGCTAATGGCAAGTGTCGTAGATATGTGCAACTCAGCATTAAATTTGCTAGGTGCATCAACAATTTCAGCCTTAACGGATGATACAAAAAACGCAAGATTAGTTAATCAAAGGTACGAACCAGTCCGTAACAGAGTTTTTAGAAGTCATGCTTGGAACTGTTTACATAAGAGAGTTCAACTAGCAAGAAATTCAACAGCTCCAGTAGTGGAGTATAGTTATGCTTACGCTTTACCAAGTGATTGTTTAAGAGTTTTAAAAATTC